TACCCATTGCTCATATGTCATGAGTGCTTTACCACTGCTACTAAATCGCTCACTTTTGATTGTCAATCGCAATCCTGTATCAGTACGTTGTTTTAGATATACCCAATATGAATCTCTACGCTCTTCACCCTTTGACAAGTTGTGTCACCTCCTTTAAGAATTAATTTTATTTACTTAATCCATTCTCTATAACATTCTCTAACTAAATCTTTGTGTTCCTTGTTGCTTAGTCTTAACGCATTATTATGAAGGCTTACAATACGCTTAATAAAATTGTCATTTAACATATCCATTTGTTCTTCTGTCATTACCGTACATTTAGTTTCTTCACACCACACAACCCTCTGTGTAATATTTGTTTGTGGATGTGTAATGGTTGTAATCACCCAACTCATAGTATCCCTCCTCAATGTGTTTAAAATAAGTATTTGAACATCCAACAAGCGTTGTTGTGACACCTAATAAAAATAGTAATCGTTTCATAATTTAGCCCTTTCAATATCGTAAAATAGTTCTTTTATTGTTCTTGTAGTAGTTTGCTAAGTTCGTCTATTAGGTTTTCAACATCTTCTTTTGATAACCACATACTTACTGCGTCATCCATGTAATCAACAACCTCAACTTCTGCAAACACATTTGCACTAGCCACAGTTCTTCTTTCTACATTAACTTCTCCATATCTATTCTTTACCACATTAACCTCTCCTTACATTAATTTGAAAGTTTTGCAACAATCTTTACAAGTTGTCTACAATAATTGGCTCTCCATCAAAATGCTTCACTAAATCGCACAATTCGTCAACTAAGTTATCTACAAAATCCTTGTTTTCTACCTCATAGTCAAAGACAACTTTCCCTTCATGGATAACGGACACATGAATGTTATTTCTAAACCAATAACTCTCAATTATATAGTTCATACACTTTGCTCCTATACCAATAAACTTCTGATTTTAATTACTTTTTATAAATGGAAAATTTACCGTAAAATTTAAAAACATCGTCAAATCCTATTGGTTTCCAATCATAACGACTTATTCCGTAAGGGATTGTATAATATATTGTTTCATCAACCATTTTATACAAATAACTACACAATAAACCTTCCCTTTCAACTATTTGTCCACTTAATAAAGATTCTAAAACTTCTTTATGCGTCATATATTCCACTCCTTAAACGTGTATAAAAATTTAATTTTATCGACACTCTTCAACAATTGTTAACACGTCATCTAATGAGTCTTTTTTGAAAATACTACATTGATTTGTCTTAAAATCGTTAGGGTTTACCACCACATAAATATGTGTTTCTGTTTCTGTTTTAATAAAATAACGAGTGTTTTTTGTTCCATCACTTTGTTTAAAAACAACAAACATATGTGGTTTTTCTAAATCTTTTTTAAACCTTGCAAATAATTCCGTTAATCTCCCATTCATCACTTTTCCTCCTAAATGTTTATAAAAGTCTAATTTTATTGCTATTGTTAAAACATCAAAATAAATAATAATGTTGCATAATGCACAATTTGGTCTAAAATTAACGACCATTTATTCCCCATAAGGCTAGGTGTAATTCCTCTTGCCTTGATGTAATCCATTGGAATATGTAGGCTAACAACGATTAGTACATCAATCGTAGATAACTTGTTACCAAACAATAAACAAACGCTATAAACTCCTAATCCATAAAGAATACAATGCGCCAACAAAATGTAATTATCCTTCCCTTTATTTCCTGCTAAGTAATCAGTTTGAAGAAAATAATCTCCAAACATATGTGCCATAATTGTTGTTAATAATAAGTTCATTTTTTATTCCCCTCTATGTCTTTAAAATTTGTATTCTAATAACCTCGTAACTCTTTATCAAATAAGATATTCATGAGAATAGAAGGCGCTTTGTACGTTTCATCTATCCCATAATTCATAAATACTTTTGCAACTTTATCCATCATATCACCACCTACATAGTGAAATACTTGATTAAATCATCATGGAACAAACCGATTGCTTGTTGAGCAATCTCTTTTGACGCAAAACGCACTTGTCCAACTCCAATAAGGAAACTATGGGATTCAGCTTCAAATTCATCCGCAAAAGAGTTATACACGATATAATATCTTCTTTCGTTTTCATTTCCACCGTTCTCATCACTGAAACGTTGCAACTTACGGAATAAGGTTTGCTTGAAGTTGATTTCCTCAGCTTTCTCCTCGGTTGAAAAATAGTTTGCATCTTCATAATAATATTTATCTTCCATACATCTTTCTTCAATCAATTTTTCAACATAACAATTACAACTAATGTTATAGTATGACTCATTCTCACCTACACGCTCCCAACCGGTTAACGACTTAGGCGTGATGTATTCGTGATATGTTGTATCGAAATCAAAATCTTCTGAAACTTCATATTTTTCATCAGATTCATCTTCAAATTTTACACATACATTTCCGTCAATGATTTTGTAAATCTCATCTTCCATACATGAATTAAATTTTGATACTAATTTACCTTCCATCATCACCTTAATAGCTTCTAATCCGTTCATTACTATTGCTCCCTCCTTACTGGTACAGGCAATTAAACCTGTACCTTTTTAAACATCAATTTTATTCATATTCACTTTCATCAGTGTAAGTCCAACCACATTCATCACACTCATAAATAGTCCAATCGTTGACAACATCATAGAATCCTTGAACGTGATTGTCACATTTGTAACATTCAATTTCGCCTACATAAATCATATGTTTCACACCTTGTTTATTCAATAGACTCCAAAGTCTCACATAATCTTTTGTATTCCTCATTGTAAGATGTTATTTCAATAATGCCTAAGTCAACTAAAGTTTCCAACATACAATGATGACAATAATCTAAATCGTCATATTTATATGAATGATAATACTCATTAACTAAACACCCACATTTATTACACTTCATGCCATCACTCCTTGTATTTTATCTCTTTTCTCTTCTTTTCGCCCCAACCATAATCAGTAAACATTACTCGTTCACACTTATTACAATAGTAGTTTATCCAAGACGTATCTAATTTCAATGGTGAATATTTCCGATTATGATTCATAGGACTTAATAAACTGCCACACTTGTTACAATGATATTTAAAATTCTTCGGCTTTGGTCTAGTCATCTTCTTCACCGTCTTCAAGCAGATAAAAACAACCTAAAGCTTTTGTCCCTAGTGGCTCTACAAACCCATAAAACACGTCATCTTTTATTGATTGTGCAACCTCTAGGGGAATGTCACCTTCTCTTTGAGCATAAATAATTGATTCTTTTAACTTATTCTTTTCTCGTATTTCTTTTAATGACATATATGTGTCTCCAATCTATTTATAAAAAATTAATTTTATTCTTTAAGTTGTTCATCAATTTCTTTTAATAATTCATTTGTCACTTTTAAAATATGTTTTGCTCTTTCTCTTACACGAACTATTTCTCCATCATGATATATTTCATTTGGTATCATAGACCATATAATTCTATCCATACAAAATCTAATAAAAGATAATTCAACACACGTAAATTGTTTCCCATCTAATTCTCTTTTCATGTTATCACCTCTTATTTTAATTATACAATGATAATAAAAAAGTCTAATTTTATTTACTTACAACCATGTAAACTTATTATATTTGTCCTCATTCATTATAACGATGTATCTTCCTTGTTTTCCATATGGATATACATGACTTGCCCCACCACATATATCTCTAATATACCACGCAATAAATCTTATAATATACTTATGTAAAAACTTCTTCATCAAACCACCTCTTAAATGTCCATCAAATTTGTATTTTATCATACTGAAATTTCTACTTTAAATGAGAAGTTGTCGCCACTATTACCATTAGTTCTAACATAGTCATCAATCAGTTCAGACATATAATCAACATAAGTTGAACTTCCATAATATATTTCTTTACCATCTTTAATTAGATATAAGCGATACACCATAGCTCTAAACCTCCTTACTGGTACAGGCAATTAAACCTGTACCTTTTTAAACATCAATTTTAATTACTTTCTATAAAAAGTTGTATGTGATATTGTTTTAATTTCTTTTACATAAACATTAGATACATCATCTTTTGAAAGTAAGTCCTCAACAAAACTATCTACCAACTTAATTTCGTTATCATTAAATGTTTCATGAACAGTAGTTGTAAGATATGCTTCATGAAGTTCTGAAAAAACTCTTTGAGTCCAATACACAATTTTCTTGTTTTCAACATACCAATGCTTGGTTTCCATGTAACCACCTCTTAAAACTATATTTTTAACAACACTCATTCATTTCTTTGATAAACCAAATTGTTTTTTTAATTAAATTTTCTTTAAATAACATTCTAAAATATCCATATCCAGTAAATTTTTTACTTTCTCTAATAAACCAAACTGCATTTTTTATATGTTTCATCTTGTTCCCCTCTTAAAATTAGTTTTTTATTTATCAAATTCATATTACCATTGATTGCAATGCTTTTGCTTACGAGTATATTTCTTTTTATTTCTTTGAATTCCAACACCTTGACGACTATTTTTCATGTGTTCTTGCAATTCCTCTTTACTCATTTTACGAGATTTACGAGTAATCTCAATGCCTGTAATCCTCATATTATCATTCCCTTCTATATTATATAATATATATTATCATATGTTAATTATCGAGTCAATACACAAGTTAAACTATTTTAATTTTATGTGAAATCCATATAATCCAACATAATATCTAGCCGTATCTATCGTGTGAAAGATAGTGGAACAATGAGGTAACTCCACTTCAAACATAGTATATAATTCTGTTTTCATCATTCTAACACTTCCGATACGCTGTCCATGAAAATTAAACAAATCTCCTATTTCTCTATACATCTGTCGATAACCTCATAATCAACATTATATGTTTGGTCACATTTTAATGCGTCAAGCAGAGCTTCTTTTAATAACACATAGGATTGTGCTGTTGTTTTAGTCAATCCTTTTGTAGTATTATTCATCTCATAATCATACCATGTGATACACTGTTCAAAATTAAGTAGTAATTCAACATTACTCATTTCCTTTACTTGTTTTTTTTGTAACTTTATAAGCCATTATAAATTCCTCCCTTATATTTTCTACAATTATATTACTATACCTTATAGTCAACTGCTACTAGGCTAAAGACCTAGTAGCTTGTGGTTCGAGTTAGATTCGTCAACTAGATTTAAGGCTCTAGCTAACTATCCAACAGCATTCACCACCTCAAAGGGCTATTGCATCCCCATTTGTCTTTTACCTTCATGTAAGATGTTAATACTAGCATTAATATCTCTATCATGTGCAGAACCACAGTGTGGACAAGTCCATTCTCTAACACTTAATGGTTTCTTACCAGTGTTAGCACCACATGAACTACATATTTGGCTACTAGGATACCATCTATCAACTTTGACTATTACTCTACCATACCATTTAGCTTTATACTCTAGCATAGACACAAACATATGCCATCCCATGTCACTAATTGCTTGTGCTAAACAGTGGTTTTTTAATAATCCTTTAGTGTTTAAGTCTTCTAAACAAATAACTTGGTTTTCATTAATTAATTTAGTAGACACCTTGTGTAAATAATCTTTTCTTTGGTTGGCTATTCTTTCATGAATTTTAGCAACTCTAATTCTTTGTCTTTCATATGACTTACTACCTCTTTGTTTTTTACTTAGCTTTCTTTGTTCTTTAGCTAACTTCTTTTTCATCTTTCTATAAGACTTCAGTGCTTCAAACTTTTCTCCATTACTGCAAATAGTTAAGTGAGTAAGTCCTAAATCAATTCCTATATCATATTTTGCTACTGGTAATTGTTGAATATCTTCTTCCACTAATATTGACACATAATACTTACCACTAGGTGTCAATAATATAGTGGCATGTTTTATTTCACCAGAAAAATATTTATGTTGTTTAATTTTTACTTTCTTTAATTTTGGTAACTGTATGTATCCTTCATTCACTTTTATTGAATTTGAATATGAAGAATAACTATTTCTTTTATTCTTTTTACTTTTGAATTTTGGTTTACTAAAATGACTAGGGTTTTTGTAAAAATTTGTATAGGCTTGTTTTAATGTCATTTGTTCACTAGCTAATGCAGTAGAATCAATTTCTTTTAGCCAACTATATTCCTTTTTATAACTAGCAGGTGTGTTTATTTTACCTTTGCCACTTTTTCTGTAACTAACTTCATTATCATTTAATGCTTGGTTCCAGTAGAATCTACAACATCCAAATGTTTTAGCAATTAATATTTTCTGTTCTTCTGTTGGGTACATTCTATATTTATATGCCTTATGCTGTTTCACTCTTTCACCTCCTATCCTTGATTCTGAATATATCTCCTAATTGTTTCTTCACTTACTTCACCAATGGTGGAAACAAAATACCCATCAGTCCAAAATGTTCTTTCTTTCCAAAAATGTTTTACTAGGTATCTAGGCTCTATTTTCCATATTCTATTTGTTGTTTCTTGTTTTAGTTTTCTAACTATCATCAATGGACTTAGTTTTGGAACACTTCTAACCAATAAATGAATATGGTCTTTATCCACTTCCATTTCCTCAATAATGAAATCACTACTAAGCGAAATGTCATACATCATATTCTTTATAGTTTCACCCAGGTGCATTAGTAACTTCTTTCTATATTTACAAACAAATATGATGTGATATTTTAATAGAAATTTACTATGATTCATTGAGTCATATTTACTTGACATATTATCACCTCTACCCAATTCATCTACTAGGCTAAAGACCTAGTAGATTTCTTGGGGGATTTTATTAAATTTTTTGTGTATATTTAGAACTAATCCAACCTACACCAGACTTTAATTTGAGCCAAATTCCAGCTTGACCAACAATAGTATAAACTTCATTCTTTTTAACTGTTGTAACAACAGGTGAATTAATATCAGCATTTTTACGAACATTTAAAGAGTCACAATTTACAATTTTAACTTTATATGACGTAAATGATGAATTTGATGAATTTGATGAATTTGATGAAGCTGTTTGTTTTTTAGTTAATCCTAAATATTCAACTAAGCCTTCAACAATAGCGTCCGCATATGCTTGTTGACCTTTATCTGAAATAATTAATTTGTAGTCATTAGCATTATCCATGAAACCACCTTCGCATAAAATAGCGGTAGCTCTACAAGTCAATACAGCAAATTCAGCGGTCTTAACTCCACGATTTCTAACTCCGCATTTAGAAGCCAATTTCGGTGCGATAATATTTGCTAATTTTCTATCTTCGGCTGTACCTCTTGTATGCCAATAAACCTCTGTACCTGTTCCTCCCAATACGTTCAACTAAGTTCGCTACACTTAGCCAGTTCTCTTATGAACTTCTACATATTTCTATGTAGTTCAGACTATATCTTCATCCTATATAAATAGGAGCTTCCCTTTTCCATTACCAAACGCTTGTAATGTACTCTACTCGATTATATCACATAGATACTCTTTCGATAGTCGTTGAACCTTTAATAATATTTCCACACCTCTCCTTACTATTATATTAAATCATATAACAAAAGGATATGAAAGTAAATTAAACTTGGAAATATTATTACTTGGCTTCTGATTGCCCTCGACTCTACGTTAGGGTATCCCAGAAATTAAAGAAGTTCTTAGTAATGTATTACTACATACTCTGGCAAAGGAATATTTTACCAGCATTATGATGGATGGAAATGTGAATGTCTGCCTTTAATGAGTTAGACTTTCTTACACGAGTTGCTAAAGCAATATCTGTTGCTCCTGTTGGGTCATCAATTCGGTGTACTTCTACTCCATTGTAGTTAGCTAAAGCACTCATGATTTTACGAACAACTTTGTCATTTAATGACCACTCTTTATACACTGTTCCTAAATTTGAAGCTGTTTGTTTTCCAGAAGTTTTTAATCCGTGTCCAGCGTCAATAGTAATGATTTTGTTTGCCATGATACCATCTCCTTAACCAACGTTTTCAAAACGGTCATCTATTCCGTTATTGTTTTCATCTACGAATAATGATTGTGATTCTGTAGTCGGATTATTTAAAATACCGATTACTACCATGATATTCAAGAAAGCATTTGCTAACTGTTCAAAATTATTAGGTAATGTAATTATATTACTTAACGACATTTGAACGAGTAAAGCGACAATAGCTCCCCATAATAACACGTTTTTTAATCTTGATTCAATAAATCCTTTTTTACGTTTACAATTACAAGAAACATTATTTGACTTAGGCATTCAATATCACCTCCTTTAATGCCTAATCAATAATTCCTTGCTATCAAATAACCAACCAACACCAGACTTTAATTTTAAAAATCCATCTTTTTCTTCAACAATAGTAAACACTTCGCCTTTATGTACATACATAGTTTGCTTATTAATATTAGCGTCACGATATACAGGTACATTTTCTGAAATAATTTTAACTAAATATGGTTTAAATTCTTTGTTTTCGTACACAATATTACCATTGGAGTCAAAAACACTATATCCTAAATGTTCATCACATTTCTTTTGAGCATTTTTTAAATTCTTATAAGCTCCTACTTGTGTTTTTGAGTCCTCCCAAGTTAAGCGAACACGATACGTTTCATCTTGTTCTGAAACAATATCCGTAGTTTCTATAGTCTTAGTATCATACTTAGCTAAATCATATTGCTCAATTAGCTTGATTAATTTTTGAGAATAATCTTCTTCTGTGCAATATCCAGCAAGTCGAACTTCCTCACAGGCTTCTTTGTAGTCTTTAGCTTTTAGAACTTTAGTGTATCGTGTTCCTTGTAATAATTTAGAGTGGTCTAAGATACTTTCATCCCATGAACCATAAGCTCTCCAATTACTACCTCTCAAAGATACACTCTCACCGTTCCAAGTAGAATTAGCTTTAATACCAAACAAATTATTATGTTGCTTCGCTAATGTACTTTCTCCCCATCCACTTTCAAGGATAGCTTGTGCAATGGTTAATGAAGCTAGAACACCAGTTTTCTTCATATCCTCTACAGCTAATGGAGCGATTTTATTAATGAAGTTATCAGTTTTAACACTCATTATTTCACTTCCTTTTCATAATTCAAATTAAATCTACGTCCATTCTTCTTTAATGAACAGCAGACATTAATTTCAAATCCACTTTGTTCAGCAAAATCAACTAACTTATACATTAATTCTGCTACATCCGATTCACTTCCTACTGACTGTGTTTCAGAAATCATACCGCACTCTTCGAATGTTATTTTTTCTTCTTTTGTTTCATGTGGTAAAAACTCAACACAATCATCAAGAATATACTCAATTTCTATTCCATCATTCATCAATAACGTATAATACGTTTTCCCATCTTTTGAAATATTTGTTCCAACGATTACCGCTTCTTGACCTAAATATGGATACTCTTGTGTTTCTATAACAACCCATTCATTTTCATCTACTAATTCACCATATATATTAGGTTTATATCCTTTATCAGTTAATTCAGCATATGTCAATAATCTTACATCTGTTTTCATTCCTTCACTCTCCTTTGATATATTTTCCCTATTATTATTATATAAAATAGCATAACATATATTCTAAAAAGAGTGATTCGAAAATCACTCTCTACCTAATTTCATATCACATAATAAGACAGAATTATCATTGTAATAAATTTTTAAAATTTGTGAAGGGTCACTGTTGTATCGACCTTTCATAGCATGGTCATCACTACCACTCATTGAACCATTTACAGTAATTCCATCGTGCATACGAACATTATGTAAATGACCAATGATTAATTCATCTGCTCTGTAATTCATCAGCAATTCATTAATTTTATCTTTAGCCTTATTTAATTGTTTAAAATCATTGTGACCATGTGTTAAAGCAATTCTATGATTATTAATATCAATTAATACAATATCTTCAAATTCATTCTCATTGAAGTTGACATTGTTACAAATATCTTCTTTTAATTTTATAATCTCTGTTTTAAGTTTAACATATTCATAAATAAATGTTTCAAAATTCTCTTCACTAATAGATTCCTTGACATTAGCAGAAACACGACCATGATTTCCGTTGGCATTGTATACCTCAATTTCTCCAACTGTTTGTGATAAAGTTGCAATTAAAGTTGTCATCATTTCAGAAGCAATTAAAACTTGATTTGTTACAACTTCATTTTGATGTAGTCGAGCAGAAACATGAATTGTTCCATGAATTAAGTCGCCCATCAATACAATGTGTAATTTTTTAACATTATTATTCTTACAATGTCTAATTGTATCATTAATAAGTTTATTCATTCGTTTATGTGCAATATCAATATTGTATTTATTAATAGGACTATTAATATTAACTCCAATATGCCAATCGGATAAACATAACACAGCTTCCGTTTCTTTACCGTTAATCTTATATGGAGCAATATTTAACTTATAATCATAATCCATATTTTCCATTTGTCTTAGAATACCATCAAATAATACTTCCCAACGACTTTCAGTTCTCACAAGATTATAATATTCACGCTTAATGTCGCTATATTTCATTTGTTCTTTACGAACTTGAATTTCTTTCATATCAAGCTCATTTATCTTATTTAATGTTTCATCATCTAATTCTTCTTTATTTCCAATTAAAGGTAACATTCTATTCACAATGTAATATGCCTTACGAGAAGTATCTTCCCCATATGTAGCACCATCTGTAATCAAACTACACCAATCACTATACTTCATACCATATTCATTTCTAAAGTTTGTAATCCTTTTAATATAATTAATACGATTTTCATTTTCTCCTTGTAACCATTTCTCGTTCATAATAACACTTCTCCCAAAATTTTTTTAATTTTTATAGAATATATTTTAATTCCACCAATATAATATATAAATTTATTAATAATAAATAATATATAATATATATATTATTTATATATATTATTATTTATTTTTATTATATAAACAGAATTGATATATATTCTAAAAAAATAAAAAAATAAAAATATAAAAACATATTGTAAGTCGTTATTACTTATGATATAATAATAACAAAAAGAAGAGTGTCCATTTCTGAACACTCTTAATCGGATTAATCTTCTAATAACACTTCTAATAGTTCTTCTACTTCGGAACGAATAATAGATGGTACTTGTTCTAATGTTTTCTTACCTTTAATGATAAGTGTAGCATAAATCATAGCCATTATATCTTTCACCTCCTTGAAAAAGTTGATTATTTTTCTAAACAACTTAATCATTTTTAATTAATTCTTCCACTTCTGACTTAATGTGTGGTGGAACATCTTCTAATGTTTTCAATTCACGCTTAATTAAATTAGCGTAGATTGTCACCATGTTTGATGAAAATGTTTCGATTTTTTTTAATTCGCACGTTGATACATTTTCACCATTTGATAAAACCATCTCATAAAGTTCAGTACAGCTTAACATTGTCATGACAATTAATTCTTCGTTTCTAGTTACTTTTTCTTCTAATTCTTTGTTTTTAGATACTAAATTTTCATTTATAACTTTCATTTCATATAATTGTCTTGATAAATTGATTAAACCATTCATCTTGTTTCCTCCTTTTTATGGAAAAACCTCTATATATATTATATATAGAGGTTATGTTATTTATTCTAAAATGCTTTCAAAAATTTCAGTTGTTGCCATTAAAGCTGTATCAATTTCATCTGATTGAGATTGAATGTTATCTTGAATAGCTGATTGTGTTTCGCTAATTTCTTGATGTTTCACTGTTAATGATGACATATCTTTTGAATTATCTGTGGCAACTTCGGCACTAATATTAGGTAATAATGATTGTTTTGGAACTGTTACTTCTAAATGCGTTGTGCCATTGTGTGATTTAACTTTAGGAATTGTATTACCATCTTGGTCTACTACATTTAAATCAACTGTTTTAATTGACTTTTGATTTAATTCGTATTGAATGGTGATTGGGTTTTTAGATAACCATTGTTTGAAACCAGAAACAGTAAGTTCAGTTAATTTATCTTTTTTAACCCTTACTCTAAGTTTTAACGTACTACCTTCAATACCAACGCATTCATAATCAACAGACCATGTGGGGTTGAATATAAAGCTATTAGCCATTAGTTTATTGCCTATAACGCTATCAAATTTGTTAGTAGCAAAATAAATAGTGTCACCTTGATTTTGACTATCAACACCTAATTGCCAATTCTCGCTACCATCTAATATAACCTCACTAATACGTTCCGTTACTTTCCCTGTCAAACAATCCAATTCATCTTTAACATTACCAATTCCACGTAACGTAACATCTTCATTACAAGATAAAATACTTGTTTTATATGGTTCGTAGGTTGTTTTTACTTTACCATATTCCACTTGAATGTTGAAACGCTTTGTTAGTTTATTTAGTGTTGTAATATCATTAGGATAAATACTTACATAATTAAATTTAGTTGTAATCGACATTTTATTTGTATTTGCTATTGAGCCACGGTTAAGCACCCAATCATAACCGCCACTGGCATTAATACCTAATTTTGACATTCCTAAATATATTCCACTAACATCAACGGAAGTATCTTTGTCTGATATTGATAAAGTATAATTGATATTTTCATTATCTTCGAATTTATAATATCCGTATAAGTTACCATCGCCAATTATCATTTTTGTAGGATTAAAAAGATTCTTCCCAACAGTGGATAAAATAGGCATTTGATTTTGCATTACAACTGATTGCATACCTGTGAAATAATCAATATTTCTTTCAATTTCACCTTCAATTAACATAATCTCATTACATTTAGCACCAATACCATACCAAGATAATTTATCATTAGTTAGTGTACTAGGTGTAGTAATAGTTTTACGTGTTTCACCACTTGCAAATGTAACTTCTGTACCACCTAAATTAACTGTCAATGGCTTATCGTTACGTTTTAAATCAACAGTATATTTAGTGTTTGGTTTAATGATAGTTGGATATGATACTGATTTACCAATATTTACCATTGGAGTTAATTCATCACTTGAAGCATTTACGTGAGTTACTTCATCAAATACATGAATTTTGTCGATTTTGGTATTGTTTTGGTCTACTACATTTAAATCAACTGTTTTAATGGACTCTGTTGCGAGTTGATATTGAATGGTAACTGGATTTGTAGAAAGAAAGTGTTTAAATCCTACGACATCTTCACTTATTAAATCACTTCTATTAACAGTTATAACCACCCAATGATTACCTCCTATGCGATGACTTAATATCCCTTTATTATTTTGATAGTCAGTAACGATAGGAAGAGAATCACTTATTAAAAAATTCTTGCAGTTATTAAAACTGTGCTCTGCAATGTTTGTAGGAAATTGATTAAGTGAGAATGTTATTAAATCACTATTACCTTGATAATTAATATTCCAATTCTCACTACCATCTAACACAATCTCGCCAATACGTTCCGTCAATTCACCAGTCAAACAATCTAATGTATCCTGAACATCTCCAATTCCACGTAATGCAACATCTTCATTACAAGATAAAATGTTTGTTTTATAGGGTTCGTATGGTGTGGCAGTTGAACCTTCTTCAAACTGATAAAGAGAACTAAGCTTTTCTTCTATTGTTAATGCGTCGCCATAATGAGTGAAAACAATATATTTTGTATTACTTGGAATATTAATTGTTGTATTGCTTCCTATTTTTATTTCATCATAAGATTTCCCAGTTGTACGTGAGATATACTGTTTATCTCTATCGTAGAATGCGATAAAACTACTTGCAGATTTATTTATACCACTAAATACATAGCTTTTATCAGAATTTATTTCTATAAAATCACTAATGATAGCGTTATTGGCATTTGGCAACAGTGATATTGTACCGTTCGATGAATTTACACTACCAACCATAATTTTATTGATTAAATTCTTCCCAGTTGTCGTTAAAACAGGCATTTTAACCGATTGCATACCAGTAAAGTAAGGAATGTCCCAATTTTCCATTCCCTCTTGATATTCGATTAACATAATTTTGATTTTATTTACATCACTATCTTCAAAAACAATACCATTTTTTGGATAAATGTATAATGATTGATTATTTAATATAAAATCATTAGTTGTTACTTTAGTTTTTGTACCATCTGTTCTTTCAATAATTGTATTAGAATTATTATTAGAAATATTAAAACCAACAACTTTATTAGTTTCATCAATAATATACATTAAATAAGACGTTAATGGTTTTATATTATTTAATGAACGTATATTAAATACTAATACGTTTGAATAGTTATTTCTGAAACTATAATTTAAAACATTAACCAACGTCTGACCCTTTAAAATTGCACTTTTAATCGCACCTTCACTAGTTCCATTAATAGTGAAAGACGTTCCACTATAATCTTTGTCAAAAGATGTATAATCATCGTTTTCAGTATCTTCTAAAACACAGTTTACCAAAGTATTACCACTTAATTCTAATGATTTAAGTGGTTTTTCGATAGTATTATACATTGTTTTCATTTTTTCTGAAAACTCATATAATACATAATCAATATTACCAATACCACCATTTTTAATTAAATAAGCTAATAATAATTCATAACGTGATTGGATTGGTTCTACATCTGATAAATCAAATTCACCTCTAGCTAATTTATCAAGTAATACCTCTGAACGAGATTGAGGTTGTGGTAAATCTGAAACATTACCATCTAAAATAGCTAAGAAAAATTGTTCTGCTCTTGATTGTGGTTGAATATTTGGAATTTCACCTGTAATCAAAGCGTTTGCAAATTCTTCAATTCTCGACATTGGTGTTGGAAGATTTTGATAATCTAAACAACATAATGCGTACAAGAACCATTCTATCCTACCTACTAAAGCTGTTCCGTCTGGTAATATCAAGGGTTCATTAGGGTCAATTAACACTGTATCAGATGGATTTGTAATTTTCTTCATTATTTTTCATCTCCTATTTCTCTAATTTCTCTTGATATTGACGTTTTAAATACTCAATAGCAATTAAGTCATTTGTTGCTTGTGCAATATCATTATTTAACTTTGTTTTTAAAGTATTCAATTCTGTTGCACTTGTTCCGATTGCCGATTTAATTTCTCTGTCGATTGTTTCTTCAAAATGTTGAATGATGTAATTGTACAGAGAATTAATCGTTGTCTGTTTCGTGTTTTGACTATCTTGAATAATAATCTTTTCAATTCCTTCAAGAATTCCTTTAGCTTCTAAATCTTTAATGTATTTTGAAGTGATAGGTTGTTCACCATTTACAAGAGTTCTACCTGTTTTGATTAAACTTCCATCTTCTGTTTTCAATGATTGTTTATCAATATCAGTTACGACAGCGGTAGATAATCTTAAATCTGTATCTTCTGCAATATTCTCTTTTACTTCAAATGTGAATTCTGGTAACGTTATACGACAACAATCTTCGTCAGTTAAAATAATTTGCATACGACTAACACCAATGAAATTTGTATATTTACCATCTAAGTGAAAATGAATTTCATCATCAATAACACCAACACTCTCAATAGAATCAACATTACTTGGTGTTTCAACTATTAAGAAAGCTGATAATGGAACGATAGGCATTAACTCTTTTCTCTTAACACCATTAGTTACAACTATTCCATATTCATCAACACTAAATGCTAAGTGTATAGCGTCACCTTTGTAGAATTGTAAAGGTGAAGATAAACTACAAGTATAACCGTTTACAGTAAGTGTAACTTTTTTACTTATCGCCATTTTTATTTTCCTTTCTTTAGAATATTTTACAAAATAATATATAATATATTATATGTTTATTATATATTATATAAATATTATTTGTTATATATTCTATGTTTTTTTCTATTTTTTTACATTTTTATCCCTTTGCAATGAGATTAAAAAAATAAATCAAATTCAAATTTAAAAAAATAAATAAGAAAATGATTTAAAATTAAATAATATCCCTTAATATAACCCATAATATATATAGACATATATATTCCACTCACGCAATCCTTGTGTAAATTATATTAATACGTTTCCACCCTCTAGTTTTTATATACAGAACCGACAAACTGTTATAGTGCTTTAGGAATAAATACGTGCCATAATTGGTGTGAATTGGCTATCGTTATAAACTTATATTTAGTTCTGAATCGCTATAAGTCAACTAATGACACGTCAGTATAAGTTTAATACCTACTATGAATTATCACACTGTCGATAGTAGTTACCGAAATTAAGTTTTACGTGATATGCACTATGAAAATATATGAATAGGTACTATCACCATACCTATATTTATATTATATATATAGAAATATATTATATTCTATTTTTTTTGAAAAATATATATTATATATGTCTGTTTGGTGTTAAAAATGTGTTTTTACTTCCAAATTATGCCAAAAATAGCCTATTTTACTGAATAAAATCACTGTTTTATTCATAAAAAAAGACGTATTTTCATACGTCTTAGGCTACATTGAAGTATTTAAAGAAGTTTTCCTTGAAATAATCAGAAACAATGAACTTTTCAATATCTTTCGTGTATGTAATAATCTCTTTATTACGTTCATCGTTAGTTGAGCGAACCATAGCCATACCTTGTTTGACGAATGTGTCTTTGAATAAATCCGTTGGCTGTGGTGTAGGTTTGGCTTCCTTGTACTCTTTACCTTTTTTATTAAATGTTACATATTTAATATATCCAATGTTTCGTAAAAATCTAGTCCATTCGATAAAGTTTTCACTAATAAGAACATCATTTTCAAATAAAATGTCACCATAATGTTTCATAACATAATCTCTAATCTGTGGAATTGTAATAGTTCCATCATCACAAACTAATACCTTACCTTCGTTATTAGACAATTCTCTAAACTCTGATAATGCTTGTAATTTATCCATATCACTACTATTATTGTCTAATAAAATAAGACCGTATTTTTGCAATGGACTAAGCATTAGTGTATTTGATTGTTCTTTTAATTTTTTCTCACATTCAATAAAATATTTTCTAACCGTCATTCCAATTTCAGAACGTTGTAACATTGCAATGTGCTTCGCCATATCAAGAGTTAGGATGTAATCTTCCTGTTCATAAGTACGTAGTCTTTTTTGACTATCTACTTTTTCTTTTAAAATCGTGTAATCAACATCTTTAGTAAATCCATAATCAATCATACGCTGAATCCATTTCGTGAACTGTGTTCCAATTTCTAAAACTTTATGCAGTTCACGACTACTTACTAATTGTTGTCCTTGTTCGTTTGTTTGAATTTTAATTAATTCGTTCATACTCTCACCTCTTATAATATTTAGTAGCTTCCCTCGCTACATTTATAATATATCATATAAAATAAGAGCTGTCTACAAATTTTTAAATAAAATTATATAAAATAAAAAAGAGGGTTAAACCCTCTGATTATTATTTTATAAATCTGATAAATTTTTTACTTCTTGTTTTACAACTCCTTCATCGGAGAAATATCTTAAAAATGAATTTTCTGCAGGTGTATCATCATATAATTTAGTCGTAGACGGGTCATCATGTCCCACAATATCGGCAATAATATCAAGTGGAATACCTTGCTGTTTAAGATATGAAACGTATTTATGACGTAGACAGTGATTATAAATGTCCATATCCATTAAGCGTGAACAAGTTTCTACAAAACTATTTGCTGTTGACTCTTTGGCTTGTACCCATTCACCATCTTCTTTAGTTACAAATAGATATTCACAATCAATACCTTTTTCTTCACGTTCCTTATCCCATAAATCTAAATAGTAATCTACTTTACTTTTTAGAATATATTTATTTAATTTTTTCCCAGCACTTCCACGTCCTTTAGTTCTGATTAGTGGTGTTTTGTATAATCCACTCATTACATTTTCATCACAGAACCATTCACGTTTAAATTGGATTGTTTCAGCTTTTCTTGCTCCACCATAAACAGACATAGCAATGAAACAAGCTACTTGAAAGCGTCCTGTGTCAATTAGTACATCAAGTAACTCTTGAACATCTTCATCTGATAATACAGTTTTTTCTCTAACCGTATTTTTAGGTGGTGGTGGAATTTTACCTACAATATTTCTAAAATCTGGGTATTCATCATCAAGAATAGTTTCAATATAATTAGATAAACTACTCATAGTAGAACGTAGATTATTAATACGAGCAGAACTTAATCCGTTTCGCACCATAAAGTTCTGCATATTAATAATGTCACGCTTTGTAATTTCTGTAAATGGTTTATCTTTTGCACGTTCATGTAACCAACACATAATAATATTTAAGTTACTCTTATAGACTTTAATTGTTTTTGGTGCTTTATCTGTTGTCACCATATAATCCAAAAAGTCATCCATTAGTGTTTTATTATCGAAATTAATTTTATTTAAAATTTCTTCATCTGATTTCAAAACACGATTTGTTTTTCTACCCATTCTATCACCTCTTTCCAAGTTTCAGCACTAAAGCATGACTAATCCTAATAACGCTGTAATCAAAATACCTCCAACAGTTGTAATGAACCAAAATACATAGCTTCCTTGCTTTTCCTTGTCTTTTTCTCTTGACGCTTTTAATTCATCAAGAATTCTATTTTGATTTTCAAGAGTTTTGTTTTGGTTTTCATTCGTGGCTTGAATTCGCTCACACAGAATTCGTAATTCAGTAATTAACCCATTTGAGATTTCAACTTTATCTCTTAACTTTCGAATATTTTCATTATCAATTTCTTGCTTTGTTTTAATTTCTTTTATTTCCGATTCTATTTTGTTTATTTTTTCATAAATATGCTCCCCTGTCATTGACATAATTTTCACCTTTCCTTAACTATTAATTCTTTTCGTTGTAATTCTCCATTCAACCCACCACTTTATTCATTTATTCTTTTAATTGTTGTTGTAACTTAACAATCTCTTCACGAACTTATTCTAACTCTGCTTTAAATAAATTTTTGTCAACAGTAATCTTGCATGGTTTCATACTATGCACCTCCTTTAAAATTTACTAGAAAATAATGGAAAAGGGTTACACGTTGGCAACCCTTGGTCATATTAGATTGTTGATGTCTGAACAACCCTATCGCGGAAAAATTCATTGTTATCTAACATATATTGCTTCATTAGTTATTAGCGAAGCCTCTTCAGGTTCTGTTTCTTTAGGCAACTCCAAAGTCGGCGCTTCTTCTAATTGTTGCGTTGAAGCCGTCATAACAGCTTCTGACGGGTAGATAATGATTTCGACATTAACAGACTTACACTCGCCATTTATCTCAAATCTATTTTCATCTTCCGTTTCAACCCAGGCGCTACCTCGACCTTTGCAAACAATTGACACAATATCATACTCGCAACCTTTATATTCAAGTGGAATACTGCGGATGGCTTTACCGTCGACTAATTCTACATTTTTATAAAGGTATCGAACCCCGTCAATATTACTTGTCACACCATAACTTTCACCAATTCTTCCTGTATTATAATTCGCATATGTACTAGCGGTTTTCATGTTATACATCGTGTAATTGTGAAAGTCCCAGTGTGTATATGAGTGTGTATTTGTTGAGTTCTGCATCCAAATTACACCTTTTGGTATTCCTTTCCCATCCATACATCCAATGTGAGTTTGATAACCACCCATGACGTATAATGAATGACCACCATCGACAGCTTCGTAAATAGTGGAAGGTGATGTATTTAAGTAGTCGAACTGAATAGCACCACTACCTGCTAGACGTAAATGAGATAATTGTCTTATACCGTAACCATGTGCGTGTGTATCTTTCCATAGATTTATTCCTTTTGGTTGGAAATTATCATTAGCAGATACAGTTAAGGCTTGTTCCATATTAAGTGTTGTGTTTGCATCGCTTAGAGAACTTGTACCCAACGCAATATAAGTCCCATTATTTGCAGTAGAGATGGCTAACCCATTTGCAGCAGCAGAATTACCATGTAAAGCAGATTGTGTGATATAAGCACCTAATTGATTACTAGAGTATGGATGGAATGTTATACCACCATTTCTGATTCCTAGTGTTTGTTGACCGCTATTGTTGAATGAGTTCATCCCAACACTGTTGAAATTAGTATATGCACCATTCGAGCTTTTAACAGTTACGCCATCCTTATCAATTGTTGTGACTCCGTCATAAATTTCAGACGCATGTGGACTATACGGTGTTTCTACCGAACTCTCGGATAACGATATTTCCGTAACCAAAATATCTCCTGTATAACTTCCACCGGTATAGATAAATGGTGTAAACCAAACTTCACCGCTACTAGCGGTTAGGATATGAACATAACATTTAGTCCATTTATTAACTGTAGGTACCGCTTGACGATAATCAACGATACTACATTGTCCAATACCGCCTGTTGAGGGTGAGGTGCCACACCAAAAATGAAGAGGTGATACCTTTGTTCCAGGTAAGGCAGTTCTTGAATAGATAGTCGCTTCATAAACATAGTGTGTATTATTTTTTAATCTAATTGCACTAGATGAACCGCTTGAACCACCGTTGTATTTAATACCACCAGGCAGTGATGTTTTAAAACAAGTACCATATACAACATCAGTGGTGCGAGAAATACCACCACCATTGCTTACCCAATGTTTTGTATCTAACGATGCTTTTCCGTTTCTTAATAAGTTATACCCACCGCTTTGTGTGAATTTTAATTGTAGAGCATCCACTGTTTGTTGTACTTGCGATGATGTTTGATAACCCTTAGATGTGATTTGTCCATCTGTTTCTGATTTTGTGTAGAAATTTTGCTTAACTACGTTTGTAATGGCAGTATCAGTAATCTTAGACTCTGCTGTATTCATACGTTTCTCAATATTATCTGTTGCAGTAATATCAAACGTAGTTGCCATAGCCACATACCAAGTCACCGGTGCAGAAGTAGTTGCTGTACTGCCACCTGAAACATAGAAGAAGTTAGTAGATGAAAGCGTTCCGCCGTTACCACAAGTAACCTTGTAGATGTATTCTTTCCAATTTCCAGTTCCCTTATTATCTGTCAACCACTTATGACTTCCACCTGTTCCGATACTATTTGTAGCGAAAACGAGTGTGTAGTTTGTTGGAATTTTGGCAATTATTTTTGTTACAAAAATTGCATTATTTCTTGTTTGAGTACCGAAATAGAAACCTCCGTGACCAGGAGAAGCTGCGCCTGTGGTTTTAATTTGTATCATATAACCCGAAGTGGTTGGACAGTCGGACGACTTGGTTATTCTAGTAACTGTAACCGTTCCGTTAGCAGCGTTATTATATATATTCATACTATTACTTCCACTTTCAAAGGTAGGGTCTGTATATAACATCTTACCTTGTAGAGATGAACTAGCTATTTCTTCAACTTTACCAACTTGTGTAGTTACAGAATCTTTAGCTAGTTTAATAGCACTGTCTGTTTGTGTTTTTGTGTAATAGTTGGTAATCGTTGTATTGAGCGTGTTGTTAGCACTTGCGATAGCTTCACTTTTCTTAGTGTCTGCGTATGATTTAGCCGATGTTAAGGCGTTATTTGCCTTAGTTGTTGCGTCGCTAGAAGCCGCCGAAATCGCTTCTGATTTCTTTGTATCAGCGTATGACTTAGCACTTGTTAGGGCTGTCGATACCTGCGATGTGACGTTCGATTTAGTTTCGTATTTCTGTGATATCCCTAATTCAATAGCATCTTTACTTATTTTGATTTGTGAATCGGTGTAATTTTTAGATTCGGTTATGGCGTTTGTTTCTGCGGTAGTAATAGAAGTATCAACATCTTCTGGAGCTGGTGACCATTGAGTAGCCTTATTTCCAACTTCAAGTTGTAAGTTTTTATATTTATAGACTTGCCCACCGATTAAATCTAAAAAACCAAATAGGGTGGCATTTGATTGGTCACCACCAGTTTGAGTATATGTGAATGATATACGTTGCCACTTGTCGCTAGATTCAATGTAACCAGCTTTAGTGTACTTCTCACTAGGATACCAATAAAAACCAATTTTGGTAGATGTTAAGACATCAAAAGATAGTGTATACGTTACCCCTTTTAAACGTGTTTCGTATGTTTGTACACCAGTGTTATATACGTTACCATTGTTTTTAGGTGTGATTTTAACATAATCATTTTCAATAACGGAACAATTCCAATTCCCATTGTCGGAACCGTTTAATAATATTTTCTTACTATTCTTAATCAAGTTTTTTCCTCCGACCTGGATATTGCCAATTGCCGTTGTAACCTTATTCGTTACTTCTTCCTTCGTCTCATATTTCTGTGATACACCCAATTCAATAGTATCCTTACTTAATTTAATAGCGCTATCAACTTCTGTTTTGGTGTAGGTTTGGGTTTTAGTATAGACGTCGGTACTATTAGCCTTCTTACCAATCTCGGTATTAAGTGCATTCTTAGCCGTATCAGTATATGACTTAGCACTCGTTAAAGCATTATTTGCTTTAGTTGTTGCATCACTAGACGCTGAACTGATAGCCTCACTCTTTTTAGTATCTGCATAAGACTTAGCGGAATTTAATGTTGATGTGACTTGAGAAGCTACATTGGTTTTAGTTTCGTATGTGCTACTAACACCAAGATTAATCTCGTCTTTAGCTACTTTAATAGCCGAATCTGTCTGGGCTTTTGTATATACCTCTGATTTTGTATAAACATCTACACTATTAGCTTTTTTGCCAATAGCTGTATTTAATTCGGTTTTAGCTGAATTAACTTTATTTGTTGCATCTGTTGAAGCCGTATTAATAGCTTCTGTCTTTTTAGTATCAGCGTAAGACTTAGCAGAATTAAGTGTAGATGTTACTTTCGTTTCTACATTGGTTTTAGTTTCATAGGTGTTAGAAACGCCCAAATTAATCTCATTTTTGGCTACACTGATTTTACTGTCAGTTTCAGATTTTGTATAGTAATTGGAAATTGTTGTTGTTAGCGTATTATTGGCTGAATTAATCGCTTCGTTTTTAATTGAATCAATCTTATTATCCATATTATTTAATTCATTACCTAAACTTGTATTTCCACCATCAGATGACTCTACAATGATTTCAAACTTACCATCTTCATATTTAACTTTATCACCAAAATTAAATTCACCTGTTGACATATTTAACCATGATTTACCGTTTTTGCTTTCAAGAATACCTGTTTTAATAATATCTGCTGTTAAAATACCTGTATCAATGAAGTCAGCTACTATATGACCCAAATTGTTACCGTAAAGGCTTTTTATCCTCTACTTCTTATAGTTTCCTATAAGTTCAGCATACATTTTCATCCTCGACTTCACGTTAGGATGTAAACCACTCGTGGGAATCCTAAAAGGATTGTAAGTTTTTCTTACCGAATTATATTCTTAAACGTATTCTATTTGATAATTTTTATATTTTCCATTTCTTTGTTTTAATGCTCTTGATAAAATACCTTTATTAAGATTTAAATATCTAGCACCCTCTGATATACTAAAAAATACATATGTTTCACCAGTTTCTAAATCTGTTATTTTTACTGGTTTGTTATCATGTTTTAATCCCATTTTTCTTGCATGATTATCGTTTTCTTTTCTAGTATTCCATTCTAAATTATCAACATGATTATTTTTCTTATTTCCATCTATATGATTTACATCTTCTTTGTTTTTGGGATTAGGAATAAATGTTAATGCTACTAATCTATGCACTCTAAAATTAGCTTTTTTTCCATTTTGACATAATCCAACAGTTAAATATCCAGAACTATTTTCAACTTGTTTTATTTCTTTTCCTGTTCTAACATTTTTAACTTTTCCAGTGTTGGATATTGCATAATTATCCCAATTATTTATTAAAATCCATATTTCTTTCATATTTTTATTTCCTTTCTATTTATGCCAATATAGGCTTATAGTTTTTTACGTTTAAGTTTCATCTTGCCTATGCGTTACGGTGGTCAAGACTCTTTAATTTCTTGACTTACCTCGGTATTAGCATATCTTTTAAGACTTAGCTTTTACCGATTTTGGTTTATTTATTACTAATATGTTTCCATATTAGAGGACAGTCGTTCTATCCCTAGTAATCGCTGTTTCAAATGTTCCATTAATACCGTCATTAGAGAACCCTAAACCGTTCATATTGAATACAGCTACATTTTTAGCAACATTTACATCTGGATTGTCTAAAATATAAATAGCATTAGGTGTATAATAAACATAACCACCAAATCCACCATTAATAAAGTCTGTAACATATTCTTTCGATTGTTGTAAAATATCGTTTAATTGTTCTGGTAATTCTTGAAGCGTATCTTTGAAGCCATTAATATCATTTACAGCATTTTTTACATCTGTAAAGAAGTTTTTATTGTAATGACCTAAAGTAATTTCATCAAAATTACAAGTTAAACAGTTGTATTTATAAGCGGTACAACGTGCTGGAATATCAATGTCTAAGATTTTATGTCTAATTACAACATCATCACCGATATTAATAGATGATAATGCTTGATAATTAGCGTATTCATCTGTGTTTGATAATTCTACAAAATTAACATTATAATTAACTGTCGGTAAATCAACTTCGTTTTCACTGAATTCTGCCAATGCTCTACGTTTTAATTCAGCTTGTGCTTCCGCTAATGTTTCATATGCACCATCATCTTCACCATCAAGAGGTGCTTGATAATTAGGCGAACCTTTCCATTTAACATCTTCATATTTATACTCACGAATAATAGGCATTGCATAACTATTAATAAGAGGTGAGTCTACGAAAAGTTCTTCTAATTTAATTCCATCAAATCCAACGGGTCTAATTTTTGTTACAACATTTCTCATGTCGAATTTAGCATTAATACCTGTCATATTTTTACTATATTCAACTTTATACCCATTGTTTCGTCCGATACGAGTATTGATTTTAAACGTAAATCCATCAATATCTAATTCTCCACCCCAACGATTAACGAATGAATTTTCATTATCTCCAATAATAGCACTTAAAACATTTTTACGCACTAATCTTGAATTGTTTGTAATTTGAATATTAGAAGTACCGCTAAAAGGATGTGCATAATTAGTATTAGATAAAATTTGATTTAAAGCTGTATTACCATTTTTTCCTTTAATATTAGTATCTTCAATAAAGTTATTGTTTAAATCAAAGAAGATTTGTTCACAGTATGCAACAATTTCTCTTGATGTTTTTTGAACAAATTTAATTCTAAATGGTTGTTCGTTAGCGACAATAATTCTATCTTGTGTAATTTCTTTCCATTTACCTGTTTCATCAATAGGATGTGTTAAATCTAAATAGTATTTATATTCATTTAAATCCCTTGTAATAACAGCACTTTTTGGGAACAATGTGCAAATACCGTTATTATTAAAAGATGTTTGGTTAAACTCATAAACACGAATTGGTTTCGCTTTTCTATTTGCCATTCCTTCCCCTCCTATTGCCATCTATAATTTGGATTGATAATAATTCTTGTAACTCCACTACCATTCCATTTGATAGTAGTATTGCCAACTTTTAATTTTGGGAAATCACCTCTAACATGAGCATTCATATTGGCTGTTCCTTTATATGCTTCTTGCATTGCAAAGTTTAATGTAATCGAATTTTGAATATCTGTAATATTGATTTGATTAGTTCCAATATTTAAAACACAATTACCTGTACCTTCTAATGTAATTGTTGGCTCACAAGTTGCATTTGTACTATTTTCAAAAGTATATTGTTTTGTTGTTTGAGTTGCGTCAATAGTGATTGTTTTGTTTTGAACTTCATAAGCGTATGGTTGTAATTTAAAACATACAACACAAGTATAATATTGGAACGAAACTCTTTTAAAAGTAATTGTATTTACAACTCTCGCATTATAAAATTTATTCTTATCGTTAGATAAAATTAATTTACCGCTTCCACGAAAAGTATTTTTTACTTTTTGAATATCTTCTTTTTCATATAAGTTTAATTGGACTTCATAATCAATAGGTTTAAGTGCGTCTTGCGATTGAGTTAAGTATCCATCACGTCCGTCAATCTCGATAAAATCTACTTTTCCCTCCGCTGTCGGCACTTCTTGTAAATCTTCGATTAGAAAATAGTCCATCGTATTAAAATCATTGAAGATTATATAATTTTTTCTCACGATTTTACCTCCATTTCGGCATTTATTGGCTTATTTTATTCATTTTTTATTTAATTTTTTTAATTTTATTTAATTTTTTTTAATTTTTTTAGAATAAAATGACCATTTTATTCATATAATAATAATAGATAAATAGATGAATATATAATAATATATTATTTATATCATTATATATTATATATGTGAAAATTAAATATATTCTAAAAAATATAAAAAAAGAGTAGAAAAATCTACTCTTTTTTTATTTACTAATAACGTCTATTTTTAACATTTAAAATAAAGTCCATTTGTTTCATAACTTCTTCTGTTAATCTATAAATATCATCTTCGGAACTAATTTTATTGTCATGAATTTCAAAAGTAATATTAGGTGTTTGGTTGTTTGCTATTTGTTTTAAAAGTTCAATCATTTCATTATTACTTGATTTAGTGTTATTCATGGCTGTTCTCATACTACTTGCATTATAGTTATTAACAGAGTTCATGACCATAGTTGAAGCAATAGTATCTCTAGTGGCATAAGCACTAACACCTTCATCTGCTACGGTAGCTATTACAGAAGGCTCATAACCTCTAGATGTAACTCCATAAACATCATTTGGGTTATACATATCACTAAATCCATTACCAACATCAGAAGAAGGCATATTTCTTCTACCAACAACACCAGAAATAGCTTGACCAACAGCAGATACGGCATTCCGAGCTGTTCCCCATAAGCTCTCTAAGCTGTTTTTCATTTTAGTAACACCTCTTGTATCTGCTGTACTTTTGATTTCGATTGTTTTACTATTCGGCAAATCATTAACACTCTTTGCAATGTCTTTATTTTGATTTAAAATAGAATTACGTCTATCTTTGATACGGTCATCCATTCTCTTAAAATCATCAGAAACTTTATTAGTTGATTTCTCAACACTTGAACTCATATCACTTGTTGAAATCTTAATACCGCCCATAACACCTTCATAATTCCTTTGCATATTTTGAGCGTTTTGGACAGCTTTGTCAGTAGAAGTTTTAACTTTGTTTGTCATACCATCCATAGCATAATTAATAGCTTCATTAATATCAGTACCACCTCTTGAAAAATACTGATTTAATTTATTCCAAAAATCTTGCGTATAAACAATGGAATTATCATAGCCATCTTCTGTAGCTTTTACCATAGCGTCATATGATTGTTCCCATGTAGTAGTATTATCTTCACTAGCATTTTTAATCATCGTTGTAACAGTATCAAGGTTTGCTTGTGTGATTTCTTCCATTTGGTCATAATGTTTTTTTGTTTTTTCATATTCGTCTTGACTTGTAATACCACGAATATAAGCTATTTCATTTGCTGTACGATACTCTTCATTTGCTTTCAGTTTATTGATTAACTGTTGCTCTTGATACATTAAGTCATTAATTTTATATAACTCTTCTTTTGTACGTCCTGTTTGGTCTAGCCATTCTTGGTCAGCTTGTGCAACAGCAATAGCTCTTTCATCATATGCTTGTCGAGCAACTTCATTATTTTGCTGTAATCCTTCACGAATTGCTGTACGAGCTTCTGTTAATGACGCTTGATTACTGATACTTTGTGTTCTTAAATGTTCTTGGAGAGCATTAATACTTTCAGTTTGGTATCCTAATTGTGCTGACATCATTTCATTACAGAATACACCGTAATCAGATAATACTTGTTGTTCCCAAATATCATAAGCTGTTTCGTAGTCTACTCCTTGTTGCTCCATAATTCCCTTAATTACATCACCTTGATTGTCGATATTTGTAATTAAAGTATTGTAAGCATTTTCAACACCGCTAAATATATTTTCACTATGAATATCACTTAAATTCTTCAATGATTCCATAGTAAATAGAACTTTACCACTTGCATTATTATTGAAAGTAGCTAATGAATTAACCATTTCATTAGTATCAGAGTCGATTTTTGCTTTCGTATCTGCTAATTGTTGACTAATCATTGATTTGAATGATTCAAAGTTAGGCTCTGCGTCATTTGCGATATTAACAAAAGCATTTCTTAATTCTGTAACACCTTCTGTTTTGAATGTGTCAATTTTAGATGAAATTTCATCTAAATTACTATTAATTTTTTTAGCTAATAATTCAGAACCTTCTTGCATTAATCTTGTATTAATATCAAATCCTCTTGACGCTTCTTCGGCTTTTTGATTCATGTTTTGGAAAGCTGTTACAAGACCAGCAAGACCTAATCCAACTCCTACAACCACAGTTCCACCTACTAAAAATGGAGCTAATGAGGTTGCTAATGAAGCTAAGCCACCGATTAATCCGCCACTTGTACTACCAATACCTTTTAGAACATTTCCAAATCCACCTTGTAATTTTTGCATACCATCTGTAGCTTCAACACCTTTGACAGCTAAATCACCTAATTTAGTTGCTAAACTACTAGAAGCACTGAAAATATTACCAATTAAACCGCTTATAGGACTTAGTGCAACACCAAATAATCCCATTCTAATGATTAAATCCTGTGTACCATCATCAAGATTATTGAACCAATCTACACAATCACCAATAATTTCGACAATGCTAACTAAGTGAGGTAATAGTTTTTCACCAATTTGGATAGCCATTTCTTCTAATTTTGATTTCAATTCTTTAATACTACCAGCAGTAGTATCTTCCATTGTTTCTTTCATTTTAGCTGTAGCACCATCACAATTTTCAATAGCTGTTGTTAATTGAGTAAATCCTTCATCTGAACCATTGATAATAGCTAAGAATTTAGACATTTGTTCTTTACCAACCATTGTTGTAGCGATTTGTGTTTGTTGAACTTCATCTAAGTTACCAAATGCCTTACGCATATCTCCGACAACTTCTAAGAATGGTTTAGCTTCACCGTTAGCTCTAGTTAATGAAAGACCATATTCATCCATAATAGCCTGTGCATTTTTTGTAGGTTTAGCTAAACTTGCCAAAATAGATTTTAAGGCATTACCAGCCTCTCCACCTTGAATAGCGTTATTTGCCATCATACCTAACACGATAGAAACATCTTCGATTTCATAACCTAATGCACTAGCTGTCGGTGCAACGTTCTTAAACGCTTCACCTAATTGAGAAACGTCTGTATTTGAATTTGAAGCTGTTGTTGCTAAAATATCGGTAATATGAGTAGCTTCTTCTGCTTTACTTCCAAATGCAGACATAATAGAAGTTAAAATACTTGTTGTTTCGGCTAATTCCATATTACTTGCAATAGCTAAGTTTACAGTTGAGTCTACTGTTGCAATAGATTTATCAACATTATAACCAGCTTGTGCTAATAATTTTAATGCTTCCGCACCTTGACTAGCACTTAATTGAGTATTAGAACCGATTTCCCTTGCCTTTTCCGATAATCGACCTAAATCATCAGATGTGGCATTTGTAATAGCTCCAACTTCTGCCATCTTCTCTTCGAAATTTGTAGCTGTGGTAATAGCCGTACCAAAAATACCACCTAAAGCCAATGAAAGAGGTGCTGTGGCACTAGAAAGATTTTTAAATCCATTACCAACACCGTCTAGTTTAGTAGCTAAATTATCAAAAGGCATACGTGCCATTTCTTTTTGAAACTCTAATAATTGCTTATTCGTTGATTGTAATTCTGTTTGAGTTTCAGCAAGTTTGCGATTCATGTTATTATAATGAATTTGAGCATTTTCTAATTCTTTATTTGCTTTATCCCACTCTTTAGCATTCTCGCTTGTACGTTCACCTAATGCGTCTAATCCATCTTTAGCTCTTTTTACCCTATCTTCGGCTTCCTGTAATCTTTTCGAATATACTTCGATTTTCTCATTAAGACCTTGAACCTTAGTTTTGCACAAATCAACTTTAGCTCCCATATTTTGCATATTTTTATTAAAGTTGTTGCTATTCGTATCAAGACCTTTAATTTCTTTATCGAGCGTTTTTAATTCGTTAGTTAATTCCTTGATTTGCTTAGTAGCAGAGCTATTTTCCACACCTAATTTAATAAGTAACTGTACTCCATCTGCCATTTATTTTCACTTCCTTTCTTGATGTGACGTTACCTATTCAACTTTGAAAAATGTTTCTTTTTCTCCTTGTCGAATGTTTGTAGTTTTATTATTCTTACCATTCTTCTTTTTACCGTTGACATTGATATATGTAACAATCATATCTGTTACTTCACCTAATGTTAATTCATAAAACTCTTGTCTTGAACCACCTGTACATTGGTTAAAGTTATAGAAAAGCATTTCTAGGTCTAATTCATTAGCAGATTTGTTTTTTACTTTCCCACTTCTTGTTTCACTTTACCTTTATTATCAGTTAAACATTCAGCTAATTTCACAATTAATTCATCTGTGTATTCGAAAATATCAATATCATTATCATCAAAGAAATCAATACCTACAGGACGTTTTTCTCCACGTTTATGTAAGCTGTTGCATAAATAAATTAATAAAATTGTCATTTCACCTTCATCTAACATAGGTAAACATTTGTAATAGTTATATTTTGGATTTAACATTTTTAAATCACGTTCAATAGCCATTACACTTTTTGTATTCATATAGATTTCTAATTCAATTTCTTTTCCATCTTTGTTTTCTACTGTAATATCTTTAATAATCATAATTACCATTCTCCTTCTTTTTGATATAAATAAAAAAGACGAACTATTTAAGTCCAAGTCCGTCTATGTATTGTTGTAATGCTACTTTAACATCTTCCCTAGCTTCTTTCATCCATCTATCACGATTTTGTTGGTATAGATTTGTCCACCAACCAAAGTTAGGTTCATCTGTTTTAAAGTTTTGAAACCAAACACCTCTCGAATTTTGTTACCGTAAAGGCTCTTTATCCTCTACTTCTATATGTTTCCATATAGTTCAGACTATATCTTCAACTTAAAGTCGCTCCTTTTTCGTGGATGGATTATCACTTGTCATAGTTCACCATCTAGTCGTTGCACCTTTCAATTACTTTTACTGACTTTCATTGACTTGGCTCATGATTACCATGCTTAAATAATATTATATAAAGTGATTATGGTAAATATTCTAATATAGTTTTAAGTTTAGGCTTCCCATGAATTTAAGGAGTTTATACAGACCAAAGGTTTTAATCTGTTCCCAATAATCAGCTCCACTACCACCTTGATTGGTGATACCGATTCTGTATCCAGCTCTACCATCATATCTGAATGAGATAATATTTTCAGCGTCAATACCATGAATATCACGCACTGTAGAAACAGGTGTTTCATTTTGCATTTCTCTTAAAAGACCATTAGCTTTCTTTTTAAGAGCTTTCTTTTGAATTTGTGTTACAACTTTTTCATCTGTCAATGATTCCAATTTATCAACTAATTCTTGTAAACCTTTAACTTGAACAGACATATATTTTCATCTCCTTATAAAAGATAAAATAAACATTTCAATAGAGGAAATTTATTCCTCTATTGTCTACTTATTTTATCCAGCTGGAACATAAACAGCTTTCGTCCAATTTGTAACAACAGTAGCGTCAGCAGTTGCATCTGTTGAGTCAATAGTACGACAGATAATTCCTTCGCTGTTTGGAATAGCTTTTCCAGTAAGAGTTACAGTTGAGTCATTAATAGAGTCTGTTTTAGTTTCTCCTTCTGTAGCTTCAACTTTTAATTTTACACGATAGTATGCTTTGTTTAATGTACCTGTTGGTAATTTAGATAATACAACAATTAAACCAAATTCTGGTTGTTCATCATCTGATTTTTCTGTCATAACACCTTTAGCGTCATAGTTAGCACCAGATAATTTAGCACGTAAATCACCAGATAAATGACCTAAAACGATTTCAATATCTTCATCAACAATAGCATTGAAAGTTTCTTCTGTTTGGTCATTTGAATACCAACTTGTTTCAGAATAGTTTTTAGTAGCAGAGAAAGAAACGAATTGTTTTAATTCAATAGGAGTTTCATAAGTTTCTCTTCCACCAGATTTATTAATTGGAGCAATAGCTAAGTATTTTACACCAGCAATACGTGACATAATATCACTTTCCTTTCTTTAATTTAATATAATAAAGCATAAAAACATACAATTTTAAACCAAATAACGGTAAAAAATAGTATGTTTTTATGCTTAAAATAACTCTTTTATTCAGTAGGTTCGATAGGGTTTTCAACTACCTCTTTTTTATTCTCGACTAACATATAGAAAGTAGAAGCGTTGAAAAACTCTAAACTATCTTTGATATATGTAGTTCCTCTATTTTGGAAACCATAACACATCTCTTCATCTCTGATAATGGATTTTAACTTTTCTACCATAGGATTTAATTCCATTTGATTTTTAGTTAAAAAGTTGACAGTGATGTAATATTTATCCATCTCTGAAATATTATCAGAATTCCAAAAACCATTAATCGTAAAATTAAAGGTCATATATTTATCGACTTCATATCCATCTGGTTTATGAACATAGAAAACATCTTCACACACTTGACTTAATAAACTACAAATTCTTTCATTAATATCCATTATTGATACACCTTCTTAGCAACAGCTACAGTGAAAATTCCGTTATCATCAAAATCATATACAGAAACAATTTCCCATCTTTCGCCATTGTATAGAATAATATCTTTTTGTTTTATTTCAATTCTAAGGTGAGTTCTAAATGTAAACTTTTTACTTTCAAGTCCATATAATTCAATACCATCTTTCATATACTCCTTACCTGTATTATTAGAAACAGCACATCTAGGAGTATAAATTACTTCCCACTCTTCTTGAACAATACCATTAACAGGTTTGCCTAATTGTTTACGTTGGATTTCGATTGGATGAATTAATTCACCAGCATTTTTTCGATATTTCTTCTTGATAGTAGGCATAATTATTCACCTAATTGTCCGTCAGACATATAGAACCAATGATTACCTAGTAATTTACCAATAGTGTAATTTAATGCTTCCGTATCTGCTTCAAGACTTCTGTTGTCATAGAAATGAGCTGTAAGTACGAGTACAGCCATGCAAATCTCTGGAACATTATCTAAATCTTCTGCTGAACGTTTACAATAGTTACAAACATAAGATTTAGCACTGTCTAAAGCTAGTTCGATAAATAAATCATCAAGGTCAAAATCAATGCGTAAATATGCCTTTGCGTCATATAAATCAAGTTCAGACATTTTTTTAGCCACCGTATCACCACTCTCTTTTAAATAAAAAAACATTTTTATATTAAAAGTTTTATTAAAACTCACCATTAAAATTAATTTTCTTGTAAACGTTTAATTAAGTCAGCTTTTTTCCCACTTGTTGACAATCCACGTTGCTCTAATAATTCTTTTAATTCTGCAACAGTTAATTCTTTGTAGTCTACTTCTTTTGGGTTTGAATTTAATGTTTCGACAGGTTCTTCTTGTTCTTCTTTAATTAATTCACAATATCCTTTTTGTAATAAAATATTGACAACTTCATCATCAATTTGATATTCTATGTTTTTGCGATAAGCAAACCCATCAATGTAAATTGGAGATAAGATTTTGACTTTAATCATTTATTTATCGTCCTTTCTATTATAAAATAAAAAGCTAGAGGAATAATCCCCTAGCTTTTGGATATAATAAATATATTATGCTTCAACTCCAGATACGATGTAAGAAATTGCACCAGCTTGAACAACTTTAGCGTCCATACGAGCTGTAGCAACTAAAGCAACCATATCAGTTACAGCATATAATTCATGTAATTGACGTACTTGAACATCAGAGCGTACACCTACAGTTAATGCACGTTTAACGTCTACGAACATACCGATTTTAGCAGAAGCAGTACCTAATTTTGGCATATAAGCACATTCAATAACTCGGCAACCCATTAATGTGCGAACCCCTGGCTCTAATCCGTCAGTTAATAATTGACGACCGTTACCGTCTTGTAACATAGCTAATGCTTTAACTGTGTCTGGATGACATACGAATACAGCGTTTTGACGGCATTCATGAGGTAAGTTATAGTAAGAAGCAACTACGTCATTAGCAGAGATAGCTCCCTTTTTAGCTGTTACTTGTTGTGACGCTTTTTGCATATCGTCATTGTTTGGTGTAGCAGATAATAAACCTTCTGGTTGTCCGACTCCTGTACCTGTGATGATAGCTTTTTCAAATGCTTTAGCGAATGCCATACCTAAACGTTGTCCAGCATGAGCAACAATGTTGAAGTTTACATCTTCTACAACTTCACGAGTGAATTTAACGATTTCTCCGTATTTGTAAGCTCCTAATTCAACTTTTACGAATTCAGAGTCGATTGAAGAAATTGAAGCTCCTTCTTTGACTAGACGTGCTTCACTTGCTGGAGAAGCATCTAATACGATACGGTGTGTTCCATTTGTACGGATAACGTTTGCTAATCCTAATACATCAGAGTTGAAGTCGATAGCGTTGCGAATTGCTCCTTCGATTGTTAATGGAACGTTCATTTGTCCTTTGTTTGCTGCGTTGAAAGGTGCGTCACCTAAACCTGCTGTGTATCCGTCAGCGTCACGCATTTCTAATTTTGATACATCTGCATTTGGTGTAGCTAAAGCGTTCATAAATTGTTCACGTAATTCAATTTGAGTTTTTTCCATTTTGATTTCTCCTTTATTTTCAATAGTTTTTTCTACAGAAGTTGAACGTACTTCCTCTTCTGCTTTTTCGATTTCTTTTTGTAATTCTACAATTTTTTCGTCTAACTGACGTAATTCTTCGTTCTCTGTATCTTCTAAAGAACGAACTTCTGTGATAGCTCCATTAAGGATAGCTTTTTTAGCTTCTTTAGCTTCATTTAATGATTCTTTTAAAGCCTTAATGTTCATTTCACTACATCCTTTCTATGATATTATTTATTCTAGTTCAGCTAACATTTGTTTGTATTTTTCAATATCAGCTTTCACTTTTTCATCATCAACAGGTGTTTTTTGAGGTTCTTCTACAGGTTTTACCTCTTCTTTAGGTTCAACATCAGCTTGTTTTTCTTCTTTTTCTTCTACTTTTTGCTCTGATTTGACCTCTTCTTTAGGTAACAATCCTTTAATTTCCTCTAAGAAACTGTTGAAATTATCTTTGAATTCACTAAAATCTACTTTAACCTCAATAGGTTTTGGTTCAACTTTAGGCTGTTCTTCCACTTTTACTTCTTCTTTAGGTTGTTCTTCAACTTCTACTTTAGGTTCTAATGCCTTTTGGATTGATTTATCAATCATTTCTTGTAATTCTTCCATAGTAATGTTGCGAATTTCATCATCAACATCAACATCTAAACTACGAACAGCACTTGGATAAGCACTTTCACAAGATAAGATAGAAATTTCAGAAACAATTAAATCTTTAATTACACGATGTTTATTTCGAATTTCATCTTTTAAGCATTTAAAACCAAAACTACATCCTAAACGTTTTTGAGATTTTTCACGTAAACTTAAAATCGTGTTCGCCCACACATTTCGTTCATCTAAACGGACTTTAACTGTCACCAAACCGTCATTTGTTTCTACATCATAATCATCTGATACGATTTGTTCACGTTTATGGTTGAATAAAATTGGAGCTTCTGATTCAATACTACGGACGAATAATTCAGCGTCAATAGATTCTGTTTCGAATGGTGCATTATGGAATTTTTTACTTTGTCTAAGGTCTAATGTAACAGTTACCTCATTGTCATTAAATTCAACTACACCACTACGTTGTTCTAATTTCATTCCCTTGCACCTCCTTGATGATATGATAAAAAAGAGTATCAAAAAGATACTCTTTTAAAGAGGGAGTGATAATATGATTTCAATAGTTTATAGACAAATTTCGGTCTAATTGATTATGTTAGTTGTTTCAACAATAATTGATTCCTCTTTACCAATTTCTTCATTAAAATATTTATTTAAAGTTTCAATATAGTATACTTGATAATCATTATCTTCTAAAAATTTCAACGCTTCATATTTATTATTAGAACGTACTTGTACCATACCAGCGTTATAGGTTAATGCTACATACCATCTCATAATAATTCACTCTTAATAGTATCGTTGCGTACCATTAGGGTCTTTTTTAGGAGTATTAGATGTAGTTAAAGATACAAGTAGTAACATAATAGCGACACCTAAAATCATAATATTAAATCCGTATACAACGAATAGGTAATATAAGATTAGTGAAGCAGAACCGATTAGACAGAGATTTGAAATATTCTTTTTAATAAATGCAAATACTAAAAATAAAGACATAAAAAATTGATGTGCAAAACTATTATTATTCATTATTATCATCTTCCTCTTCTTTGTTATTTAAATTTTTATTTTGGTCTTGTTGACCATTAATTCCTTGTTTAACCATATCTGGTGAACTAATAATTTGTTTATCTTTTGCACTATATACAACGCTCATATTTGGTACAAAATATGTTCGCTCACTTGGTTGATACATTACAGCACCTAATGATAATCTGTGGAAATCATCTTTAATAGGTGGTAAATTTTCTTTGATACGAGCTTCGTTTAATGATAAAATACCAGCAGAAATACCTGTATTTAACGCTTCGTATCGTTCCGCTTGTGTTGTTTGTAATACGCTATCCGTATTAACTTTGAAGAAATATCTATCTTTTTCTTTTTCTAATAAAATAGAGCGATTTAATGAAGATTCTAAGATGTTAATATAAGGCATAATAGAATATTGCAAGAAACGAATACTAGAACTTTCAACGTTTCCGTAAGTATTGGCAGAAGAGTCTACCATTGATTCTGGTACACCGAAAAGATTACAAATTTCAGCTTGTGTTTTAGTACGAGAAGCACTTAATCCTAATTCTTGTGGTGAATATGAAAGTTTTTCATATTTCATACCCTCTTCAAGAAGGATTAATTTACCAGCATTATTTGAACCTTGATACATCTTTTGCCAACTATCTCGTAATCGTGTTTGAGCTTCGGGAGATAAGTTCTTTTGAACTGTTACAATACTCATAGGTGATGAACCGTTATTCATGATGTTTTTATTTAATTCAATTTCATTTAGAGCTAATTCGATTGTTTTATAACCTCTCGAAATAACTCCTTCACCTGTTAAACCTCCGTCTGGAGATGAAACAGTAGAAATCATTACATCATCAATACTTAGGTCATTTTTATATCCTGTAACCTTAATTCTAATATCACGAACAATGTTTGGCATTAATTCATCAACAAGTTTAGCAATACCAACGTCTTTAGCGTCAATATTCCATAATCCTTTAATCTTATTACCGTCCTTTTCAATTTGAACGTAAGCATTACCATGTAATAATAAATCTTGGATTAATTTAGCTTTAAAATCCGTTCCTGTTGAAATGCTATTAGGTTCATGATTTAACAAGAATAGTCGATAGTCGTCATTAACTTGTTTGACAGTGTTATCATCAACTCTTTCGTATAACTCAATGGGTAATGTTTTGATTGAGTTACAAATTAAATCATTACACGCTTTTGCAACAGGGATTGATAGTAATTGTTCGGCTGTATATCTATCACCGCTAACACCATCAGAAAATCCAAACATACCTACATTTACAGGATTATAAGTAGATTTAACTCGTTTTTCTTCTTGCTCTACTTCTTCGTCTAAGGTTAAAAAATCCCAAATAGCCATATTATTTTTTTACACCTCCTTTTCAAATTAGAAAAAGATAAATCCTTCTCTTTCTTCGTAAACACTTGCTGTTTCAACAGAGTCAGCTTCAATAGAACAAAAACAGTTGATAACAGCGTCCACCATGTCGATTTTTCCATTTGATTTTTTCTTGTTAATATACATATTCATATTTGTATCTCTATCTAATAAAGCGTTTTGAATATTAATTTCAAATAACTTATTATCTTCGTATAAAACTCGCTCTTCTAAAGCGATTTCTCTTAATTTTTTAGTACCTAAATGTAAATATTGTGAGTGTTGTTTTTGTTCAATCATCTCATAACCAGCGTCCTCCCATTTTTGAACAGAAGAAATAGCATTGTAACGGTCATATGTAATTGAAACAATTTTAACTTCCATCTTTTTCTCGATATTTAAAACAAATTCCTCGACAAATTTATAGTCAATAACGTTTCCACCACAAGGATAACATAATCCCATTCGTGCATATCGTGAATATGGAACTTTTTCACGTTTTTCCTTATCCTCTTCTTTATTTGTAGGATAGAAAACCCATGATTTAATGACGTATTTCTCTAAATCTCTATCGTAAGTTACCATAGCAACCGATGTATTATCATCAGATTGTGCTAAATCGACTCCGATATATACTTCTTTATTTGTCCAATCATATGAATTAGGTTCAATTAAACCTTTTCGTAATACATCTAAAGGAATGTAAACTTCTAACTCATTACCATCTAAGAAGATATTCATATGTTTTGTTTTGAAGTTTGTTAATGTACTAGGCATTTCAATAGCCTTTTTACGTTTTTTAGAGATATTATCAAAGACATTTTCTACTTCAATAGCTAAAGGATTAGCTTGATATAATGAAGTATCAGTTTGCCATTGTTTAACGTCATCTGGTTCATAAATCAATGCAAATGTAGTGTCATCTTCAACAGTTTTATCTAAAACTTTTTTAGCGTAATTGACGTTTTCTGTCATAGGATTATCTAATGATTCATATGCTGTTGAAATAATGATACCGAACTTTTCATCTAATGTTGTTTGAGATGATTGCATGGCTTCGAGTGGATAAGAGTTTCGTAATGCTCCTACCTCGTCACCAATCCATACAGTAGCCAAACGACCATCAAGACGGTTATCACTACAAGCTAAATTTTTATAAACACAATTATTAATCTTACATCTAATTTCAGAACGTAATACCTTAAAGTATTTACCCATAGATGGTGAGTTAGCGATTAGCTTCTGAAACTCTTTGTATACTTGTCCAGATAATTCTCGGTCTGGTGCTACTGAATACGTTTCAGCATATGGTTCACATAACAACATCAATAACATTAAGATTAGTGCCGTAAGAAGTGTTTTACCGTTTTTACGAGCAATTAATAGTATTGATAATTCATAGCGTCTTTTACCATTGCTTTTACGTCTAACACATAAAGAATTAATAATAAAGAACCACTGAAAACCAACTAAATTATCATAAGCACTCTTTTTAGGCATGATATTAATTAATCTTAAAAAACCCTCGATAACTTTTAATTCATTTTCATCAATATAGTATTTTGAATTTTCGTCATTTAAACAATCAAGGAATTCTTGACATTGTTTTTTTACATACTTACCAGCTTTTTTATTATCTTCATCAACACACCATAGAGCATATTGGTACGCTTTGTTGTTTTTTACAGTTTCAGAAATCATAATTCACTAATCACCCTCTTTTCAGTAAGGGTTAATTTTTAAGACTTTTAATTAATTGCATTACCTCGTCTTGTTCTTCTTCTCTATTATCCATTTGCATAGAAGCTAATGTACTACGAGCAGATGGTGTTAATCCTAAAGTTGAACTTGCTTGGATAAATTTAGCTTGATAATCATGTTGAATTTTGATATGAGGATTAGGTGCTAAACTTTCATTTCCACCTCTGTCAACTTTACGAACTACTAAACCTTGTTCTTTAATAGCTACTTGACATTGATAGATTTTACTTAAACAATCTGCTGTCATTTCAATCATAGGCTTATCAAGATTTGAGATAGGAATTTTAGATTCTTTTAAGTTATCAATTAAGTATCCGTAATAAACTTTAGCAAAATCATCTAAATGTTCTGGAACTTCATCAACAACATCATCTTTTCCTCGCATTTCTTGTTCTAATGCGTCTAATTGTTGTAATTGTTCTTTAGACCATGTATTACCTTTTTGCAATGACGCTGGAAGTTTTGCTCTACCCATTCTATACCTCCTATCTAAATTCAAAATTAAATTCGTCATATGGTGTTTCCCATTCAAAATCTAGATTACCATTATTACATCTGTCTACAAATCTATGGCATTGAACACATAAAGTAATCAAATTATCATTCTGTAAACGTTTTTCCCATTTAATAGCTAATGGCTCAATGTGGTGAATTTCAAGATTTTCATATGTAAATAGATTAAATTTAGCTTTACAGCGTTGACAAAAAACATCTCTTGATTTAATTTCTTCACGTTTATCTTTCCATGCTTTAGAACTGTAAAATCTATTTACTTTTTTACCTTCTTCACTCAAATTGTCACGTTTATATTTCCATTTGTTAACACATTCAGTGCCTACTTCATGTTTCATACCACATTTACAATTATAATAACGTGCCATATTTTCACTTCCAATAAAAAAAAGACATATAATTTAATATTATATATCTTTTAAAAAAGTATCCTTACATAAATAGTAAGTCCAAATAAGCAAAATGTGGGAAAATATTATTTATTTTTTTATTTTTTTTTCAAATTTTGAGCAAATATAGGCAATATCTTTACCATATCCTCTAATACTATCACCATCAATCATTTTTTTCAATACTTCACGCTGTCTTTTTGTTAATTTTACTTCATTCATTGCTTTATCAAAGTCCATATAGATAGCATGAACACTATGAGAAGGATTATTTTCAGCTAAAACCTTAATATTATTCCAATTATTTAACACAGCTCTGATTACTTTTTTATCATATTCAATATCAACATCAGATAAAATATCATGTTTTTGACGAACTCCTTCTGAAATATATACACGATTCACCGATTCTCTACAATCATTACACATACGAATGTCATAGCATAGCTCAGAAATAATATCTTTTCGCTTCATTTTTCTTTCCTCGAACACTTCTACATCTGTTTGAGAAATATTTGCCTTTAATTCTTCATATGCTCTAACTTGTTCATCTATAATTTTACCCATTGATTCATCAAATAATCGTAATTTATTTTGATTATGTTTAATAATATCTTCATCAATGAATACCCATTTAGGCTCTTGGTAATATGTTTCAGAACCTCGTTTTGGTCTGATATAAGATTTTATACCTTGTACATTATCCTCTAACACCTTACGTTGTTCTTCTGTCATTCCTCCGTCATTGAAAATAGTTTTGTCCATTGCATAGATGATATAATTATACATTCTTTGTAATTCAAACTTTAATTGTTTTAGGTCATCATAATCTTCATCAATCTTAGACACAATATCTCCAACAGTCAATTCATTGATTTTTGTAATTAAATCATTATTTTCAATATATTCTTCAACGTTACGCTTACGGCTTTCCCAATCTTTATTTTCATAATCATATTTAAACATATATATATATAACCTCCCTATTATATATTATATAAATAGGTATACCGATACATTCTATTTAATTTTACTTTTTTATATAAATGTAAGTGTTTTTGTTTACATTTAATATTATATGCTATAAAAATATATCTGCAAACATTATTTTCGAAAAATATTATAAATTATAGAATATTTAATAGACTTAGATAATATAATAATAATAAATATAATAATAATAAATATAATAATAATAAATATAATAATAATAATAAATATAATAATAAAAAATAGAATATTTAATAGACTTAGACTTATAGTATTATCTATGACTTAGAATGTTTTTT